AGTCGTCGATGGGTCCGAGGCGCGAACCGCTGAGCGTGACGATGACCTCGGCAGGACGCATCACCGAGGGGCCGTTCATCCAGATACTCGACGGCCTTCACGGTATGCTGGAGCGCGAGCAGAGCATAGCCAAGGGCGAGGTGCAGCCCGTGCTGACGGACGACCGCACGATGACGCTGCTGCTGGAGCCCGACGCATGGCAGAAGGAGGAGCAATACCTGCTGACGAACAAGACGGTGCGCCACAAGGTGAACCCGATGCTGGGCGTGATTGTGCAGCACCAGTTCTACGACGACCAGATAGCGAAAGCCCAACGCGACGGCGACACGGGCGAGGTCATCGCCAAGCTGTTCAATGTGTATTCGAGCGGGAAGATTCAGGAATGGATAAAGCCCGAACAGGTGCGCCCGCTGCAAACCGACCGCCGCATAGACGATTGCAAGGCGCAAGAGGGCTGGGTCATCTTCACCGGCTTGGACTTCAGCCAGGGCAATGACCTCCACACGGCATCCTATCTGGCAGCACGGCGACATCCGTCAGGGCGCGGCACCGAGTTCTTTGCTGACTGCGACGCGTGGATCAAGCAGGAGACGCTGGAACGCTCTGCCATCCGTCCGCTGTATGAGACGTGGATTGAGCAGGGGTGGTTGCACGTCTCGGAGGGCAAGGTGTTCCAGCCGTCGATGTTCATTGCCCGCACAAAGGAGCTGCTGGGCAAGGGCTGTCAGTTCATGTACTGGGGCTACGACAAATACCAGTCGAAAGACCCCATCAACTCGCTGCTGGCATTCCTTCAGAGTGACATGAAAGTGCAGAAGCCAGAGATGTACGTCCAGGTGGTGAGCCAGTTGAACTCGGAGTTCAACGCCCCCACCGACGACCTCTATGCCGCGATGTTTGCCCCCGTGCCGTTCATCTCGTTCAGCCCGTCCCCATTGTGGCCATGGTGCTTTGGCAACTGTGTGCTGGAGATTGACGGGCGCGAGAACAAACGCCCCGTGAAGCGCAGTCAGAGCGACTCGTGCAAGGTTGACCCCGTGCAAGCCCTCATCATGGCGCTGGATTTGTATGAGAGGTATGAGGGGAGTCAGCATTGATTTCAAACCCACGAATTAAACTAATTAAACGAATTATGACAAACAAAGAATGTGTTGACCGCTGGGCTGAGCTGATCATTCCGGCGGTATTCAGGGCAGAGGAAGCCTTGCAGAAGGCTAAGCCTGAATGGAAGGAAAGGCTGACAAAGTTAGGACAACCAGGTGGCGAAGACCTGCACAACGTGGTAGAGGAATACTGCCGCGAGATTGCGACAATCATCGTGACGCAGGGGAGCGACTATGTGCCGGACGGGACGATACCAGAAGACAACAAGTAAACCCCTGCGGGCATTTCGCCCTACATATAGCCGAAAGTGGCGACGGCTTACAGGTTCGCCACAAACCAAGCATTACGATTAAACTTCTAAAGAAAAATGAAGAAAATCAAGATGAAGGACACCATTCTGAGTCATTACCAGAAAGTCCACGAGTTAGAGATGGACGGCTACACCGTCCGAGTGTTTAAACCTCGCACCATGCAGAAGCTACCGGCACACGAGATGCTGTCATGGATCAAGAGCAGAGCTAAGGAAGCCATTCGCTACATGATTATGGAGCAGAAGGCTGAATGGCGATTGGGTAATCCTGACTACGGCATGTGGGATGCGCTGACGGTGTATCACTACGACCCCAGCCACAAGGCTTTCAACATCTACATCGCTGCTATCCTGGTGCGTCCCTTCAGCCGTGAGGCTTACGAGACCTACTGCGGATTCGACGCTGCTTACATCGATGATGTGAACCAGCGACTGATGCTGATGTTTGACTCGCGCGAGTTCGACCGCATCCACGGCTACGACCAGAGCTACGGGGCCTACAAGAACCAGGACGAGGCGGACGCTGTGATGTACCGCGTAGTCAACAAGGAAGACGACATCCGCGACACATCGCCGTCATGCTACCTTCAGGTGATTGATAATGACGAGGACTGCCCCGTGCAACGCTGTGGAGTGACGCTTCGCCAGATGCCTGACGGCGGTGTGGAGTATCATGCCACCACCAACGGTCATGAGGAGATGGAGCGTGGCGGTACTAAGCTGATGCACGCTGCCGCGAAGTGCTACACCGACTTCCGTAAGGAGCACCCGGAAGTAACCGAGATGCGGTTCTATACCGACGAACTGGTAGAAATCAACAATGAAGAAAACTGAATTTGAAAAAGGAAAATCGGCGATAAAAAAAGGGAATTTGTCGCCGATTTCCTTTTTTCAGAAATAAAAATGCGATTTATGATAGTAGATAGCATGACCCACGAGGAGGTCTATCAGGAAATAGAGCGGGAGCGTGATGCGGTGACGACATGGTGGCGACACCAGCTGTACGACCAGCGCAGACGGGCTCTTAAATGTACACGATTCCCCATGCACATCTGGCGGGAATACACCTCGACACGGAAAAACCGCTACGTGTTCTTCAGCCGTGTGTTCGACAAGCACATGAAAACCATACTGACGGGTGTTGCCGTCATCCGCCGCACCAGCGACGGACTGACGGTATATACCACATGGCTTGGCGACCAGAAGCTCATCAGTCCGATGGTGCTGTTGCCCCACATGTGGAAACGGTATGCCGAGCGTGCCAAGATAGATAAGCACGGCATCGAACTGCTGAAGCATTACTTTATGAACAACCCGCACGGCAAGGACAGCGACAACCAGCGCGTGGTGGGCCGTTCGGTAAGATGGAACGGTGAGGATCATGTGTCGTGCTGTGTGCCTGACGGCGTACTGCTAGGTCAGCAGTCAGGACGGATATACATCGTGCGGACATTCATCACCTACGACATGTGCACTGGCTTGCAGCAACAGGAGTTTGAGACCCAGCGTACAAAGATACTGACCGACCGCGAGATGTATGAGCGAGCTAAGATGTTCTACTCAAAGTAAGCCTATAACATTAAAATGTACGAACAATAAAACTTAAAAAATATTATGGACTACACGAACCTCAATGATTATTGGATGAAGCCAAACGAAGACCCCTACAAGGGGCTGAATGATAATGATCGGCTGAAAGTGGCATTAACGCATCTTTTTGTATTCATTGTATGCTTGCTCATAGGATTTGCAATATGCGCACTCATGGGAAGTTGCACAACGACCGAATATGTGACCGTTGTTGAGCATCATACTGACACACTTTATCAAAATATTGTGCAACGGGATTCTGTCTACCTGAAAGACAGCACCCACGTCAGCGAGAAAAACGACACCGTGAAGATTGAACACTGGCACACCAAATACGTGCTAAAGGAGGTGCATGACACAGCCTACATCTCAAAGACCGACAGCGTGCCAGCACCATACCCTGTCGAGGTCATCAAGGAAGTGCCTGCACAGCTGACGTGGTGGCAGCAGACGCGACTGCATCTGTCCAACATTCTTCTGTGGACCGTTCTGTTGGTACTTATTATTTACATTGCCAAACGATTACTCAATCATAAACTAACGCGCATGTGAATGCCCGCTTTCTTTTTTCTGCAATTATCATGAAGCGGCTATGACTTACCATCGTAGCCGCTTTTTTTATTCGGTAAACCTCAAACGTGTTTTTCTTCTGTTAGTAGAAAATGTTTTAAACAGAAGTAAAAATGGAAATTACATTAGATTCAATCATCGGAATCCTGGGCCTGCTGCTTGGTGGCGGTACGATAGGTAGTATCTTCACATGGCGATTCCAGCGCAAGAAGGCCAAAGCGGAGGCAACGCAAGCAGAAGTGGAAGCGGCCAAGGATAAGCAGGAATACTACCGAGGCATCATCGACGATGTGATTAAAGACCGAGACTACTACAAACAGGAACGTGACGAAGTGCGCGAGCGCATGGACAAGATGGCTCACTCGTTCATGGACTGGCGCATGGAAGCGGACAAAGACCGCATGGATATGAAGATGCAGATAGCCAAGTTAGGCAGAAAGGTGGAGACAATGGTCCCTTTTATGTGCGGAAACCTGACGTGCAAAGACCGTCAGCGCGTAGTGCTTGCGGACGACGGCACAGTTAAGAAGCAACCCAAGCCCCGCGACCGGAAACCAGCAGACATTGAACCCGTTGAACCCGAAGCATTATGAAAGCCAGTCAACGATTGATTGATCACATCAAGAAGAGTGAGGCGTGTGCCCTCACTGCATATCAGGATACCGCAGGCGTGTGGACCATTGGCTACGGTCATACCGCAGGCGTGAAGAAGGGCGACAAGATTACGCTTTATCAAGCTGAGCAGTTCCTGAAGGAAGATATTGCCAATTTCGAGCCTGTGGCCAACAAGTGTAAGGGTATCTCTACGCAAGGCCGCTATGATGCCATCCTCGACTTCATCTACAACTGCGGTCCGAAGAACTGGGCCGATAGCACGCTAAAGAAATACATTGAGAGTGGACGAAAGACTTGGGAGATACAAGAGCAGTTCCTGCGCTGGGTGAACTCTGGCGGAAAGAAACAAGGCGGTCTTGTTACCCGCAGGATATGGGAAGCTAATAGGTTTAATGAGTAGATATTTGATAGCCGCGAGGCTCGCAGATTCATAGTATGTTAATAGAAATGTTTTAGTATTTAGGCTTATTTTTAAGTTAGTTAAGTAGTTTTTTATTATTATTATTTACTGGGGAGCAGCGGCTCCCTCTTTTTTTTTATTCCTTTCTGGAGAACCGAAAGGCACACAACACGGCGGTTTGCATCGTTGCCATTTGCAACGGTAAACCTCAGACGCTTTTTCAAGGGAAAAGAAAAAGCAAAATATCAATGAGTTATCAAGCAGGATTCCGAAATCATATCGTAATCATCAAGAACAAGGTGGTTGCAACGGCCTTTGGTGAGACCACTGGCTATCAGGAAGTGGCAACGGTTCATGCGGCTAAGACATGGAAGCATGGCGCAAAGGCTTTGCAGGAGGGTGCGCTGGATGCTTACGACAAGGTACTCTTCCGAATGAACTACAACAACATCGTGCAGCGTGACTCGCTACTGGTGTGCGAGGGAAAGACGTATCAGATTCTTTCGCTCGACGGCGAGTATCAGAAGAACGAAATCGAGATACTGGCGCAGGAGGTGGTGCAGGGAGCACCATCGTACAGCCCATCTGCTAATGCCATCACAGGCGGACCCCGAAACCCGCAAGAATTTGGAGGATAGGACTTAAACCCAGATAGAAGATGAAGAAGACAGTAGCGATTGTGCATTTTAACACGCCCGAACTGACGGAGGCGTGCATCCTGAGTATCAGGAAGCAGGGCATCGACTGGCCCATTGTGGTATTCGATAACTCGCGCGAGGTGACGTGGCCCACGGGCGAGGGTATGCCCGAAAGAACCATCGAGGCACATCCATTCACCCGCAAGATGAAAGGGGTTAAAGTCATCGACAACACGAATGGACAGGTGATAGACTTCGAGAGCACACTGGCAGCTTTCCCGAACAAGACGCAGGCTCATGCAGCGGTCAATGGCTGGGGCTCTGACTGCCACATGATGACCGTTGACAAGCTCTTCGACCTGTTGCCCGACGGGTTTGTGCTGGTGGAGAGCGACGTGTTGATTAAGGCAGACATCACAACCATGTGGCGCGAAGAGTATTCCTTCACGGCATACGTGCAGCGTCAGCAGCGGGGCAATAAGTTTGGCCTGGGCAGGATTCTGCCGATGTTGTGCTATCTGAACGTGCCAAAGTTCAAGGCAGAGGGTGTGAGATATTTCGACCCTGATAGGTCGTGGATGCTGCATCCCGACGAGAACGATAAGCGCAACTGGTACGACACGGGCGCATCACTCTTGGAAGACGTGTTGGCGCATCGCCCACGACTGAAAGGCTTGCACGTGGATATTCGCCCAATGGTGGAGCACCTGGGCGGGGCATCCTACCGCACGCTGAAAGGGCAAGCGGAGTGGCTGACGCAGCACCGAGAACTTTGGGAGAGTGACGCTGTGGCGGAAACGCCACAGGAATGCACGGAGAAAGCCGTCGGTAAACCCAAGACGCAAAAACGCAAGGTAAGTAAAAGCAAATAGTTATGGATAATTTCTTTGTAAATATGTTCCGAAAGCGCGAGGCGACACAGGCACCCATTACGGGTACGCCTGGTGTGCCTGACTCCACGATACCCAATGGCGGCAACGTGACGGGTGCATCGTTCAACGAGCGCATCGCCTACGTCCGTGTCCCGGAGCAGGCTCTTTGCACGGGTACGGTGTATCGCGCCATCAACCTGAGAGCGGACACGATGTCGGTCATGCCGGTGCAGTACCGCAAGAAGGACTTCGAGAAGGATAATTTCAAGGTGGATATGCGCGGCCTTGGCAAGCGTATCAACTACATGCTTCAGGAAGAGGCGAACCCGATTATGACGGCCACCGACCTATGGAAGCTGGTGGAGATCAACCGCGTGTGCTACGGCAATGCCTTTGCCTACATCGAGCGCGACGAGTTCGGATTCCCATTGCACTTGTGGCTGGTGAAGTCGGGCGGCTACAACGTGAACACGGGCCGCTTCGTGGGCATCACCTTCCTGACTGACCACGGCTATGAGACGATGCCCGACGTGCCGCGTGAAGACCTGTTGCACTTCCCCAACACGTTCCGCTATCAGAACGGCGTGTGGGGCATCCCGACGCTGCACTACGCTATCCAGACGCTATCGCTCAACCGCACCCTTCAGCAGCAGTCGTTGGAAACGGCTGGCAAGGGCGGTCGTGTAAAGTTGCTCATCGGTGAGCAGACAGGCAGTACAGTCAGTCCTATTGCGATGGGTCTATTCGACAAATCCGAAATGGATAAGTACGCACAGGAGTTGCAGGCCAAGATGTACTCTGGTCAGGACGTGCTGGCCATCCGTGGGCTCGACAAGGTGCAGAACATTTCGATGAATGCCCAAGAGATGCAGATGTTCGAGCAGTTGGGCGGCACCAATGATGATGTGAGCCGTTTCTTCGGCTGTCCGCGTCCGTTGCTGATGCTCGACACCAACAGCCACTACAACGACTATCAGAACGCGACGATGGAGTTCCACACCCGTACCATCCTGCCGCAGAAGCGCGGAAACGAGACGGAGATTGCCCGCAAGCTCATCGGATTCAAGGACTACGGTGTGCGCGACATTCATATCTGCGAGAAGCCGCTGCTGGCGATGGATCCCGAACGCAAAGCAAAGTATTACGAAAGTATGCTCCGAACAGGAGCCATGACGGTCAATGAAATCCGTGCCGAGGAAGACATGCCGAATGTGGGCGACAAGGGCAACATCGTCTATGTGCTCACCAACCTGGCCGAGCTGGGCAGTGCAAAGTTGCGCGACGTGGCAGGTGGCGGAAGACCCACCGAGCAACCGCAACAGCCGACACCGCCAAAGGAGGGCGAGGAATCCGCATGAAGTTAGTATAGCAAACCGCATAAGGTTAGTATAGTAAACCGCAGCGGTTTAGTATAGAAAACCCAAGCGGTTGAGTATAGTAAACCAAAGCGATAAAATATAGCAAAGTATGACACCGAACCCGACAAAAGAGGAAATCGACGCACTGGAGCGCGAGATTCAACAGCAACGAAAGAAGCGCGAAAAGCATCTGCATCGCGCAGTAAACCCAGGACGATAAAACGCCAGATAAGTAGATAACATTTTCAATGTAAAACGAGAATATGAAACAGACAAGATTCATCCCCATCGAGGATTGCGGACTACAAATCCGCGAGACCGAATTTGGTCAGGGCAAGAGCCGCACCGTAGTTGGCCGTCCTGTGATGTTCGGTGTACGTT